TTAGCGCCTTTTTTAGAACTAAAGGCTTCTGTGTTAATAACTAAAATCTTTAGTTCTTTATTCAAAACATTTTTAATGTCTTCCAGATCTCTGTAGAATTTTTTACTCTTTGCCGGGTTCCAACGAAGCACTATACGTTGGATTTCGTCAGGTAAATGCTGCGGTATTTCTCCTTCTATCCAGTTGTCGTAAACCCCTTTAGGCGCTATAACAATAGCTCCCGCTATCTTGCCCTCAGTATATAATGCCCCCATCGTATCTATAGCGACCTTAGTCTTTCCTGTACCCATTTCCATAAATAAAGCGTAGAATGGTTTATCCCATGATTCGTTGAAAGCGTCCAGCTGGTGCTGAAACGGTTTTGTCTTAAATTTATATTTTGTTGACATTTTTTTCTTTCATCTAATTTTTTTATTGACTTATAAGAATATATGTCTATCTATAAGATATTGCAAGTAAATTATAAGGGAAACCAAATATGGATTTAATTAAGCAAATTAAGGAAGCCGCGGACAAAAAGAATTTTGAGGACTTACACTCAAATGACCAAAGTAGTCTTACCGCTATGGCTTTAACTGTTAAAGAAAAAGAAAAACATATAGCTAATTTAGAAGAGCAACTTAAAAAAGCAAACGCAGATTTGAGATATTATAGAGATGAGCTTTTTCCTTCAAAAATGGAAGAGGCTGGCGTAATAAAATTTCATCTTAAAGGTGGCGGAGTAGTTACTTTAGAAGAAAAAGTTAAGTTAAACATTTTGAAAGATGATAAACCAAAACTTTATGATTGGATGCGAAAAAATGGTCACGACTCTTTAATTAGAAATGTTGTCTCAGCTTCTTTTAAAGCTGGAGAAGACCAAAAGGCGCTTGATTTGTTAAGGATTGGCACAGAAAAAACTTATGATATGCAGCAAAGAGAGGACATTGCCACAAACACTTTAGAAAAGTGGTATAGAGCTCAAGTTGCTGCGGGAGATCCTATACCTGAACAAATTGAACCGTATTATTTTCACAAAGTTACCATTAAATAGACAAAAAGGAGAAAAATATGTCTAAAGAAGTAGCCGACAAGAAGTCCACACAAGTGGCAAGCATGGGCATTACGTCTATGTTTAAAGAGCACTCTGGAAAGGGTAATGAGAGTGTCAGTCAGGAAGATCTGGCGCTACCCTTTCTAAAGATACTACAGGGAATAGATTCTATTCTTGATGACTTGCCTGATGCTCGCAAAGGAGATCTGTATAACACTGTTACTGGTAAGTTGTACAAAGGAGATCAGGGCATAACAGTCGTGCCTTGTGCCTATCAGAGAAGGTTTATACATTGGGCTGCTAGAGGCACAGGCGTTGGAGCTCCAATAGCCGTTTATTCACCTGATGACGAGATGCCGAAGACGCAAAAAGGTTCTGAGGACAATCGTGATTATGTGGTAGAGGGTGAGGGTAGTTATCTCGATCAGACAGCACAGCAGTTTGTAATGATCGTGAATGATGACGGCACATGTGAACCAGCCCTTATCGCAATGAAATCATCTCAGCTGAAAGAATCAAAGAAGTGGAATTCTAAGATTGCTGGCGTACAGCTAAAAGATGAGGACGGTAAAATGTTTGCAGCTCCTAGGTTTAGCTTATTGTTTAAAGTGACCTCTAAAAAGCAAGACAATTCCAAAGGGTCTTGGCATGGCTGGAACGTGGAGTACGTTAAGCCTATGGAAGATGCCGATCTGTTTGCCAAGTGTCACGCCTTTCACGAAAGTATCATGGCTGGCGATGTAAACGTTAAGCATGCGGACGATAGTGAAATTCCATTTTAACTAAAGGTGGCCTTCGGGCCACCACTTACATTGGGAGACGAAATGTCAGCAACTAGATTTGCGACAATTTTCGAGGGGCTCGCTGAAGCTTATGGCGTGTTTAAAATCGAGAAAACCGCAGCAAATGGCAAGAATACAGGTAAAGCAGCCATTATTCGGGAGCCACGGACCATGGATCTTTGGGAAGGGCACTTATCGGGTAAAGGAACAGGCATAGGTATTATACCTATAAATGAAGACAATATGTGTAAGTGGGGGTGCGTTGACGTAGATCAATACCCTCTCGACCACAAAACGCTTGTAGAAAAGATTAACAAGCTAAAGTTACCTTTAGTGGTTTGTAGAAGTAAGTCGGGAGGAGCGCATTGCTTTTTGTTTACGACAGACTGGATAGACGCCAAGGACCTACAGACTACCTTACAGAGTATTAGCGCTGCATTAGGTTATGGGGGCAGTGAGATATTTCCTAAGCAAGTGAAGCTACACTTGGATCGTGGAGACGTAGGAAACTTTTTAAATCTCCCCTATTATAATGCTGAAGAGGGTTTGCGGTACGCCATTAAAGAGGATGGAACCTCCGCCACACTAGATGAATTCTTTGCTATGGTAGAGAAGAATGTGCAAACTCCAGAACAGATACTGAAATTACAAATTACAGAGACGCCTGACGCTATATTAAAGGACGGTCCTCCATGCCTTCAAACCCTGTGTAAAGATAAAATAAGCGAAGGGGGACGCAACAACGGATTATTCAACATAGGCGTTTACTTACGTAAAGCTTACCCAGATAGTTGGGAAACCGAGATATTGACTTACAATATGCAGTATCTGGAACCTCCGTTACCTCTGAGCGAAGTGAACATAGTTGCCAAACAATTAGATAGAAAAGAGTACGCCTATAAGTGTTCTGATAGCCCTATCAATGCCTATTGTAATAAAGAGCTCTGTAGGACGCGAAAATTTGGCGTAGGAGCTGCTGTTCAGGGGGCAGCTATAGCAAACCTCCGCAAATACAATTCGACGCCTCCCGTGTGGTTTTTGGACGTCAATAGCGAACCACTGGAATTAGATACAGATGCACTGCAAAGTCAGCCTGTTTTTCAAAAGGCATGTATGGAGCAGCTTAACTTTATGCCTCGTAGTGTACAGAAGCCTGTTTGGGAGGCGCGGATCTCGGCGCTTCTGTCCGAGATGAAAGAAAATGAGAGCGCGGTCATAGAGGTATCCCAGGATGCAAGCACTAGCGGACAGTTTTACGATTATCTGGAGGAGTTTTGTAGTCATTTACAGATCGCTTCCGACAAAGAAGAGATCTTGTTACGCCGACCTTGGACCGATGAAGAAGATAACATGACCTATTTTAGGTTAAGAGACTTTGAGGCTCATCTCAAAAAGAATAAGTTTTTTGAGTTTAAAGCCCATAGAATTGCCCAGAGGCTAAGAGACATAAACGGAGAAAGCACCGTTATGAAGATTAAAGGGCGCTCTGTTCGCGTCTGGTCAATACCATCTTTCGACAAAGGAGAAGTCGAAATCGAACCACCAACATTTAAAAACGCTACAGAGGAGGGACCGTTTTGAAAGAAGAACCAGTGATGCAAGCAGATGGCTTTGATAAAGCCGTTATAGGAATTACAGATGGCTTCGGAGGCCAGCTGAATTTAGTTTATGATATAGAAAAATGTCTAAAGATCCTGATGTCTCGTGACGGGATGGATAGGGAGGAAGCTTTAGAGTTTTTTACGTTTAATGTTTCGGGAGCCTATGTGGGTAAGGGTACTCCTATTTTCATGTGGAAAATGACCTTAAAGGAGATGGAAGATGCAGACGTTATCCAGCAAACCACCAATCACTAATCATACTTTTAGTGAGAGAAATAGACGAATTTACTCTATGTATAGGGATGAATTAAGAACCATGTCTTATATTGCGCGACTGTATGGACTTACGCGACAAAGAGTGCAGCAACTCATAAAGCGTATGGAGGAATACGGATACGGCGCCAATCGTTTTCTTGTGCCAGCAGTATTTCTTAAAGACATGATTTTACCTCCCAGACTTCACAATTTTTTTAGAGAAAAAAAGTTACAGGACATGACTATAAAAGGTTTTGTAGAGGATTACGGTATTTACTACATGTATGTAGAAGGGGGTATTGGGGAGCGTTCTTTTGATACCTTTATACAGGCTGTGCGTGTGAACGGATACGAGGAAGAAGCCCAACGCCTAGAGAAAGACGTAGCAAGCGTTAAATCAGGGGATACCTGATGAAGGTGGGGGACTACAGAGACAACGAGATCCCGTGGAGATTAACTACACAAAGAGAGCGCAAAGCTCAGGAGATCCTTTGTGAGGGACGGAAGGACTGCCCGAACACCGCCATTATATATAAAAAGAATGGTAAGCGCTGGCGCCGATGCAACGACTGCTCAAAGACCCGACTTTGATATGTTTAGAATATTTGGCCCACCGGGCACAGGAAAGACAACGACGCTGCTGGATATGGTGGACAAGTCCCTTGAAGAAGGTATTCATCCGCACAAGATAGCTTTTCTTGCGTTTACACGGAAAGCAGCACATGAGGCGAGGGATCGTGCAGCAAAGCGCTTTGACCTCGACCCAAAGGAAGATTTACCTTTCTTTCGCACATTACACAGCCTTGCGTTGGCCCAAAGCGACATTCGCGTAGATCAAATCATGCAGCCAGAGGACTACAGAGAGCTAGGTGATCAAATAGGGCACAGTTTTGCTTCGGGGGGTTCTACAGAGACAGCTAGTTTTTCCGATAGAATTCAGACTAACGATCCTGTTCTAGGACTAATTAACCTTGCAAGACTAAGAAAGGTACAGCTTCGGGACCAATACAATATCTCCAATATAGATATGGACTGGATGCTAGTGAGCTTTATTAGTCGAGCTCTGAAAGTATATAAGGAGAAACGAAACAGGTACGATTTTACAGATATGTTAGAATACTTTTCTAAAACGGCGGACAGATATTGCCCTCAGTTCGAGGTTACTTTTCTGGATGAAGCTCAGGACCTGTCTCCTTTACAATGGGATATCGCTCATGCTTTGGACCGAAAATCAAAAAAGATGTATGTAGCTGGAGATGATGACCAAGCTATCTTTAGATGGGCTGGAGCGGATGTTAATCATTTTATTAATCTGGATGGCGGTAGTGAAACGCTGTCGCAGTCTTTCCGAATTCCTAAAAATGTGCATTCCATAGCGGATAAGGTTTCACGGCGCCTGACCAAAAGGTTTCCAAAAGAATACAAACCAAAAGAAGAAAACGGAAAAGTCGCCAGAATTTATTCTATTAATGATGTGAACATGAATGAGGGCACTTGGATGATTCTCTCTCAGGCGGGCTACATGCTTTCCCCTGTCAAGGAAGATTTAAAGTCAAATGGATATTTATTTAGCCACATGGGCAATCGTAGTATTAGTGAGAGGATCAGTTCCGCCGTGAATGGGTGGGAACAGATGCGAAAAGGAAAGCGAATTATAGGTGAAACAGCAAGACATATCTACTCTTTTATGTCTATCGGAGACAGAATTAAGCGTGGGTTTAAGAAACTTACAGGTTTGTCTGATGCAGACGAGGTGAGCCTAGAAGAACTACAAGAGCATTTTGGACTTATTGTCGGGAAAGAGTTAATATGGCACGAGGCTATGGATAAACTACCTGAGACCGATAGAGCCTACATAACAAAGTTATTACGAAAGGGAGAGAAGTTTAACGGGGAGCCCCGTATTACGATTTCCACGATCCACGGTTCTAAAGGTGGGGAAGCGGAAAATGTCGTGCTGTTCACGGACCTCAGTCCAGCAGCCGATGCAGAAATGCGTATCAGTCCAAATGATATGCACAGAACGTTCTACGTTGGTGTAACGAGAACAAAGAAAAACTTATACATTGTAGAGGCAGAAGATGCCACGAGGAGCTATAACATATGAAACGAGCAGAAATATTACAAACAGCAGAGAAAGCGATTAACGGCCCACGGGCCAAGGATTATGGAGACGCCTACAAAAATCACGAGCGTATAGCTAAGATGTGGTCCGTGCTTCTTCAAAAGGAAGTGACTGTGGCACAAGTTTACCAGTGCATGATAGCCGTCAAACTTAGCCGTTTAATAGAAACGCCTGACCACGAAGACTCATCCATTGATATCTGTGGATATGCAGCCTTGATGGGAGAAAGATAATGGTGAAACCTTTACAAATGGCAATGTTTGCCCCGAAGTCGGATTGGGTTCCACCAGCCGAGCTTCCCGATATATTCTCCGCAAAGCAAATAGCAATAGACGTTGAGACACGCGATCCCTACATTAAGACAAATGGACCGGGTTGGGCCACAGGAGAGGGTGAGGTAGTAGGGTATGCTGTAGCCACGGATGGCTGGAAAGGATATATTCCCGTAGGACATCAGGGTGGGGGAAATCTAGATAAGCGTATTGTTAGCAAGTGGCTTAGGAAAGTGTTTGAGTGCCCAGCAGATAAGATAATG